AAATGTTATTTGGTAAACCCCAAAGCGGAAAATCAAAAACTTGGGCAAAGGGTATTGAAGCACAGGACGCTGCGGAAAACTTGGGGATCGGCACCGATATGGGTGCTGCAGTACCCCCAATGGCAACTGCCAAGATGCCAAGCCCGGTCAAGCTTGCGGCCGCAGTTCCAACCAGCGGATTTGAGGGAGCGATGGATATGCCAACCGCCATCGGAAGTGCTGGTAATGACACTCTTGGAGTTACGCCAGCACCAACCAGTGGTGCTGCTGTAGCTGCAGCAGGAACTCAATTAAATACTGCATCAAGAGCAGCAACATCATCTATAGCAACGGGTGGTGGAGCTCCTATAGTTAATGCTCCAAATATAGTTAATACTACTACAAGTAACACTACAGTGGAATCAAAAAAGATATCAAATGCCAGTGGGATACTTCATGCACTAAATTATGCATATGGATAAAAAAATCCCCTCTGATTCCTCAGAGGGGATTCTAATAGAGTTCAACGATTAGTTATCTTCAGCAAGTTTCTGAAAATAATCAAACGTATCCTCTTCATCATCAACTGTTACAGTAGGAGCAGGCTCCTCTACAGTCTTCACAACAGGTGCTGCGACAGGCTCATCTTCCATCAAACTTGTCACATTTCCTACCGTAGTAGTACCGGCAAGAACCATGTTGAGGCGAGTCTTCAGTTCATCATATGATTTGAAGTTTGTAGGAGCAGTAAACTCATTAAGAGCATATTGCTTCTTCCATACTTCCTCAATAGCATCATCATTATCAAACAATGGTGATGGTGCTTCAAACTCTGACTTATCATAGTTCCAATAACCATCTACCTTACGAATCTTCAGCTTGAAATTCGCACCCTTCCAGAAATCAAAAGGATTGACAGGAGTCTCATCTTCAAATGCAGGCTGCATTGCTTCCATGCACTTATCAAAGATTTTCTTGCCAAACCGAAAAAGGAATACTTTACCCTCATGCTCAGGATGCCTGGAATCACTCACAACATAAATGTTAGAGTAGTATTGCAGTTTACGCTTCTGGCGACGAGCAATTTCCTTATCGGATTCTACACCAGAGTTCCAGTATGCAGAGTTCATCTCTGATACAGGATCATTGTTGCCGAGTGTGGTCAAAGAGTTCTCAATATACCACTGACCAGTTGGGCCTTGAAATGCATGATTCCAAAGCTTTGCCCACGGCATATTTTCACCATCTACAGCAGGCAAAAAACGAATGACTGCATAACCATTACCTGTCTTATCAAGTTCCGGCTTCCACAAACGCTCGTCCACATAGGACTTCTTTTCTTGGGTTTGATTCTCTGCGACTGCTGCACCGAGCAATGCGTCCAAAGAATTTTGTTTCTTCATTTGAGCTAACGACATTTTATATCTCCTTATGTTAATGTATATTATCGTATGTTGATTATTGTATTGTATACTGTTTTATACGGAATGTCAAGTCTCTTCCTTAACAAACCGTATTCTATATAGGTCTTTATCTTTTCATACTATTTTTAGCTCCTCACATAATTCATTCTTTGTTATATATGACACATTATCCTCATCAAACTTAGCAGTAGAATCTACCAGATAAAATTCGGTTCCATATAAAGAAAACTCTCTAAATACTGCTCTCATCTGATTATACCAATTCACAGGGCTAAACCCCTTTGCATCAGATGGAAGATAATTATTTGTACCTTTATACAGGTTGTTTAATGGTTGATCATATGAGCTCAAATCAAATCCTAAAACGTAAATCTCTTCTGCATTTTTACTTGCAAGATAAAGTGCGGTATTACCAGCAGACCAACCTACAGGATAATCAATAGGAACTACATCATCATTCGGCTCTACATAGGTAATCCAAACTCCAACATCCTTTTCCATTTTCCGTCTTAGATCATTCATATCCAAGCCTGGATTCATTTCAATAGCAAATTCAATTCTCTCTTGCAATGTTAAAGGGTCTTTTCCTGATATAACACATTGATCAGTTCGATTCTTACTTTTATGTATAAATGTCTCTGGAATGTCATATCCCATGAACATCATCTCTGCCGCCTCTGCCGGGACAATACTCCAACTCGCAAAATGAACATTTTTTATATCACCAAACTCTGGATTATCTAAGCAATAACCAGAGTCATAAATTTCCTGTTGCATGGCATAATCAACTGCTACCAGATTATGAACATGCTCCATCACGATAGATTGCATTACAACCCCATGTTATAACTTTATCATCAAGTATACGATGCCAACGTGGATTAAACCATTCTCTAGATTCACCATTACCTATAACAAGAGCTCTATTCATCTCGTAATGCTCGCCAGGAGGCGGGGAAGAGTTTCCTTGCATACTTGTCAATATCCCATCCAACATTCTGTGTTTCCTTCTGTGCATCTGGTTTGCATCGTAGATTACATACTCTTGCAAACGCATATAATGTGCCACTCCAATACCATTCAGTCATCATTGATTGAGGCAAAACCATACGAGCCATTTCTGGTGCAATACCCATATTCAACATATTCTCATAACACTCTTTGGCAAATCTATGAGCTGGTGCGAGATTATACTTAACTGTTTCCTCTGATGAACCTTGCTTCTTATTCTCTGCGGCTAATCTCCATTCTGTAGGCTCATAAAATTCAACTTCTGTATCAACATATCGTCTTGACACTTCATTCCATGTCAATCCTATCTGATGCTTTACTAATTGTCTCGCAACAAATACAGGAGCCTTGATATGGAACTGCATTGATGCATGACCAAAGGGACTCCAATGATTATGCTTTGCAAGATAATTTATCAGTCGAGTATCACTCTTCTCATCAAATTCTTCATGAACTTTTGCAAAAGAAACACGAGCAGCATTTACTATTGACAAATCACTGCCCATGTGATCTATTAATTCCACATTCATGAATACGACATTCATTTAACCTGATTTTCTTTCAGATATTTTATCACAGCATCCCTATGAGATTCCTTTTTAAGGCCAACAAAACGCATCTTGGTTCCTTTGATATACTTTTTTGGTTTCTTCAAAAATTTATCCAAGGAGCAATCATTCCAAACTATATCAGAGTTCTTCATAGCCTTAGAATATTTAAATCCCTTTACGGAACCAGCCTTCTTGTCAAATATATCTCCCAAGGATGGGCCAATTTTATTCTTTGTAAAGGAATGGCAAGATACGCATTTCTTAAAAACCTTCTCACCACTTACTTTAGTACCAGCATGTGCGATACTTATTGACATCAATACTGATAAAATAATTAATATATGTTTCATATCATATCCTAACTAAATGGTGCCGGAGGGAAGATTCAAACTCCCGACCTGATGATTACAAATCAACTGCTCTATCAGCTGAGCTACTCCGGCAAACCATTTATCGACTCTGGACTGAGTTCTGACGCCTTTGTGGACGATATCCTTTCGGCCACGCTGGTTGGCGAGATGCAAGCTTCTTGACTCGTTCTTGCAATTCAGAATTATGTTTAGACAATTCTGCACAATCCCACTCCAACTCTTTTACACGACTCGATAGAACTTGGACTTCATTTTCCAAGAACGCTTCAGTGCGGCCGTGTCCTTCACTATTACTCATCACTAGACTCCTCTATGAGTTTCAATACTTGTATTCTATACTGATTCTTGTCAATTGTCAAGAACCTTTTGTAATTTTTCATCAGTTTTTTAAGATCGTACCATATGTAATCCTCTGCCATACGTCTATTCCAAGTTTTAGTGAATCCTACAAGTTCATCAAGGACGATAAGAGTTTCAAGTGATACTCTTTTGCCAAGATACTCTTTTAAGATAAGTGGATGCTCAGATTTTTTTGCTTCAAATATTGGATTGAAATTCTTTACGAATGGACGAATTTCTTCAGTGAATATGTCATAGAAATTATTTCTTTTCTCTTTCCATTGCTCATAGTTCTCATCACTAAAGTTAGCAACATAGCCTTGTTTATCTACAATAAAATTAGCAACCAGATAGTTCTTAATATCCTCATACTCTTCATATTTTTTGGAAAGCTTGACAAAGAAAATTCTGTCCTTACGTTTATAGAACGAGTTTCTGGGAACACGACTCTTACCTTTGTAAGTCAAGAAGTCATAATCATTCTTACTGAAATGTGCTTTCATAGCACAATACATCAAATAAACGTCAATCGGTTCCATAATTCATATATTATTTTTCAGATGGGCCCTTGAACCTTAATCTGGGATCATACCTAAACTTGTTTTGAAATTTAGACTAAACGATCTTCGTTCCTCATCACCATCAAAAGGATATACTGAATGATGTAAATCGGCCGGAAATAAATACCAATCTCCAACTATTGGTACAATTTTTATCCTATTATTTTCCCACATATGGGCCCCATTATTACCTAAAATTTCTAAAGCACCATTTACTAAAGGCTGTGGGTTTCCTTCACGAAGTTTTCTAGGTTCTTTAGACCAATCTGGAACTTTCAAAAATCCTACACAAGTCAAATGACAATTTGTATGTATATGAAGAGGATTAAAGTCACCGGCAAAAGACCGTACAAACCAAGCAGAACCAACACCAACTTGTAT